CATCGAAGGAGTTGATTCTGTGCGAGTCCGAGCAAAGCAAGGACTAAACCAGGGGCTATGGATATCCCCAACCGGTGACACTCAAAAGGCTACAGCGCTCAGCGGAGCTTTGCGTCTAGAGCCACGGACCGAGTGCACCCCACTGTGGTACTAGAACCTTATGAAAACGGTTCTTGTGCCGCCTGAGGTTGTTTTCCTCAGACGGCCACCCCCCGCTTGCAGACTTGCCATCAGCTTTGTTGCGCTCCAACCTCCACAAGGAGGCAAAGAGGACTTCATCGCCGGACGGCCAGTCGGACCGGTACTTCCTCGAGCTCGACGAAGCATAATACCCTTCTACCCACCCTTTCGGGCGGGACGGACGGGGACATACGTCATCGAAGTCACGAAGAATACCGCCATCCCCGAAACCTTCGGGAATGGACAGCTTGCGGTACGAGAGCGGCAGGCTCGAGAAGATTAATTCCCAAGCTTGCTGGAAGCGTTTGTCGCACCCATAACCTGTCCCGAGGGACCGGTGGGCCAAACGACGCACGCTATTCAAGAGCCAAAGGCTCCTCTCAGGTGTATCTACTTTGGATTTAATGTAGATAGGGGTGACGTCACGACCCCCGAAAGCGTGCATACCGCACGACTCTCTGAAACTCCCATGCGTGTAGCTCTTCTTGACGTTGATCGTAAATCCGAACAACTCCAAGAAACTCTTCACGGTAGGAGCCATATCAACGGGCACAATGATGTCATCACCGTACACGCTAATACGATCGGACTTGTAGCCTGGGTAATAGAGTCCCCTAATAGCTTGAATTATTGACAAGAAAATCAACGACTCAAGTTCGAAGGTAAACCCGTTCCCCATGCTACTGAACTTCTGGAGAAAATAAGTCTCTCCATCAAGCTCAGAGAACGCTGACCGCACATTACTCATCGCAGTATACCAGTCACTAGGAATGAGATGATTAACTAACTCACGACTAATTGTGTCTGATGCACTAGACAAGTCTAAGGTTGCAATCCGATCGCTTGTTGAACCTTCTAAAGCGAAGGTGCGATTGATCGACTGATCATTAAGATCACAACCAAAACGTTTGAGTCTGGACCGCATTAAGCCACCAATCCCCTTTTGGAAGAACATATTCATCAGGGGTTCGATTGCTATCACGCGATCCGTCTTGGCGCTCTTTGGCACAGTGGTAACGCGATTTCCTATCACCCATTCCGGACTTACGTCCTTCTGCTCAACGAATCGAGCAAAACCCTCATTGAAGAGGAGGTGGGCGTTGATAAGGTCCTCGCAGGTCCCTGTTGCAGTCGGCTTCTTACAACCGATCTTGTACCTTAGTGCACGGCGGGTCGAGGGCACTCCAATAGAAGCCCCCGGCCCGTAATCGCAGTGCAGGTATGCGACATCCCAGGAGAAATCTCCAAGGATCTTCCGACAGATCTTACTCGCCTCGTTGAGGACCTCACGGCCCGCGAAGTGAATGGGGTTCTGTCGAAATTGGGGGCCAATCAGAAATCGATTGGTCCTTGCGCATGCGTCCTCTGCTTCTCGCCAAGTTTCGAGAGCAACAGCCCGGGTATCAATTCCGGTCTGCAGCGCATCATACTTGGACAAAAGGCAACGCGCAAAGTAGTCCAAAGATACATCTTGGACGTCAACCATGTCGACGGACAAACCAGTCCCGTCGCCATAGAACCCAGTGAACATCTCAGCAATCTCACGATGCTTTGATGTATCGCTGTAAAGCGCGTTTAAGGAAGCCCCTTTCTCTCCGAGTGCTAACAGCACACTGGAAATGAGGGGATTCGGTACGTAGCAACTTTTTGACTTCGTTCTCACGGAGAGTCTCCATCTGAGATTTAAGATCGTAATCGCTCGGCAACTCACCGAACGTGCGGGTAAAGGCCGACTTAGGCCTGCTCAACGTTCACCTTGGTGTCGTGTGTTACAACCGCAGCCACAATCAGATCAACGATGTGGTCCACATCCGAATCGTGCGGGTCCCTCAAGCAAGCGATAAACTCGTCAAAATCAAGATCGTCGTACTGGTCCAATGGAAAGAACCAATCCGAATCGAAAATGATCTCGTCGAAGTCACCGTAAGCTTTTGAGCCTACAACGACCCTTGGGGGGTTGGAACACAACTCCAAGGCGAGCGTGCTTTCCTTTTCAACAACTGTGCGGAAGTTCGCAAGAAAGTGGCTGAAAGCCTCTTCATTGCTCACCTCTTTGTAGCCAAGATCAGGAACGTATACTCGTCTCGGAATCATGTTACCAGCTCCCTTCAGGGGTTGCGACCGACACGTCAAAGACGGTCGTAGCAACCATGGATTGAATACGATCAACGAAGTCCTGCTTCTCTGCCTGGGTGAAATTTACCGGGAAGGTGATATTGAAATCCGCCTTTCCGGTGCCGGTAATGGTACCGACACATCCGCAAGCAGTATCAGCAGTTGCCGCCTTTGGAACGAGAAGCACCCAGCGGGTACGGTATGTACCATCTGAGTACGGACCCTTCACCGACTCCGTGACCTCACTCTGCGCACCACCAAATGTGGCGTCACCAGTGAGGGCCCACTTTGAGACACCATTGCTGGTGCCTCGAGGGGTGTACACTTTGGTGTTGAGCGTCATTGACGCTTGAATAGGCATGACAATCTACCGAAAAGCCTGTAGCAGCAAAGAAAACGCATTCAGTGCATGCATATGGCTGAGTGGGTTCTTAACGTAGAGCCCAGGGACGGGAGAACTAGTATAGCAGGACCTGTCGAAATACGAGGTGTCCCCAGTAAACCAGGGAGCTTGCACATTTTGTGCACCTGCACTAGTCGTTTTGATACTCGATGACTTAAAACGCGCAACGGTCTTGCGGCTGATCCCCCCCGTCACAAAGTTATAGCCGACGTCCCCAGTAAGGGACGAAAGCCATGACCCGATAGGGAGGAACCAATCTACCACAAAACTAAAGCGCGTGACCTCCCAGACAATCTCAGCAGGGTTTATTAAACCCAACTGGGAGAGCTGGACAAGAGCAGGCGAATTAAGGCCGTAAACAAGGTTTACAAAGACCTTCTGCTCTCGTTCCCATGTCGCCGAAGCCGTGTTAGCAGTTAAGATCGGTGAAACGATCGGCTGCACCACGTCCTCGATCAACTTAGCTTGGCCCTTTGTAAAAACTAGGGGCTTCTGCTCAATTGATAGTCGTGCAAGGTGATTAGCCGAGCCGACAACGTCAGACATGAGAGGGATCCATCCGTATTGAAGCTGCAACCAAGCGTTCGGTATACAGTTCCAGAGTTCTTTTGGAAGGGAACCACGCTCATACTTCTTGACTAGCTCCCAAACAATCGGGAGATTATCTCGACGAAATTGCGTGACTTGCCGTGCGATGTATTTCACGGTCCCCCCGATTAGGTCGATTGTTTGTCGACCCTCTCCAAGGAAGTTACCCAGGTGAAACTCCTGATCTTTTAATCGATTCAGGGCTTTGACTAAGGCCTTATTTATCAGGCCAGAACCACCGAGTGTAGGCGTGGGAACTCCGTTGTGAAGGGAGTTACCAGCTGCCCAGAGGCTCGTTCCCGGATAGTAGTTTTCAGTATTCCCGTTTCGAAATCGAGCACCACTGCCATGGGCAGTGACACGTTCGCCTCGATGGGAGAATGGAGCACACAGCCTAAATTTTGTACCAGGCCAGAAACTGGCATGAGTACTAACCGGCCGTATGTCCTGAGTCCACGCCACATTACCGTTGCCGAGAGCTGTTTCAGTAGCTACGTTGGTCAAGACGTTAGTCGAGATCCGAATAGACTGCTGAGCAACAGCCTCATTAACGCTTCTTGCGGGTGTGAACTTACTCACTGAACTATTCCTCTGTAGGATGATGCATCGAAGGTAGGCGCTCTCGAATG